TTGCGGTGGGCATGCACTAGGATAGTGCCGCCTCCGTAATGGATGGCTTTGTCCCATGTGTCGTTGCCAACATAATCCCATCCATCAATGTGTGTGTACCCGTAGGCGTGGACAAGCCACAAGATTGCAGGCACCCATGCCATGAGCGTGGCGATGCACTGCACCATTAGGGGCCATGCGTCGGGTGATGGGCCGAGCCACCATATTGCGATGGTCAGTACGACAGCGCAGGCCGATAGGCCAGCGATGATGGTTGCGTGTGTGGGTTTGATTGTCATTATGTTCTGCTTTCTATTTGGGATATTTGTAGGGTTGTATTGGGGTATTACCCCACCGCCCCGAGGCATGGGCGGTGGGGCGTACCCCGTGGGTCACTCCGTGACCAGCCCGAGGCCGGTCACCTTATTGACAATCCATTCCAGCGGGTTGTCGGCAACGGGGTCCTTGTAGTCAAGGCGTTCCACCTTTACGTCAAAGTCCAGCACACGGTCCAGCATCAGGTTCGTGCAGGACCCGTACCCGTTGCCGGTGGTGGCACGCTGTTGACGCTTGTACTCGGACTGTTCCTGCACTGAGAACACCAGTCTGCGGAGCATGGACGGGTGGGCGAGGGCGAACATCACGTTGTCAATGTCCAGCGGTTGGGCAGAGTCGTGCAGTTTGCACACCGTGGAATATGTCCGACCATCGGTGCCGACGATGGGCGATTCAAACCACAGTTCCACACCCACACCCATGAGGTGCAGTGTGTTCACCAGTGCGATGACTCCCACGCCACGGGCGATGATGCGGTCCTTGTGGGTGCCAGCGTTGGTAACACCGTTGACCAGCACTTTGACGACGCGACCCATGCGAGCCTCAGGTTCGGGCACGAACTGCATCATGCACTCCGGTTCACCGGACATGAACAGACCCATATTGACATCGGCACCAGCGACATCATGTTGGACCATGTAATGGTCCGACATGACCGTATTGATACGGTCCTGCAGGTCGGTCAGGAGAACGTCCACTTGTGGACGGCACTCGGTCCAGCCTGCCACCGCGAGGTCGCATGCATCCTGCAGGGACGCGCTCCCCGTGAAGGACTCGGAACCCGACTGAGAGGACTCGGGACGCTTATTGGACTTGGCGTATTGGGCCATATCGTAAAGCGAATCAAACGCTTCCACGTGGTGGGACTTGCTGTCGTGCATGACACGCATTGTGGTATTCATGGGCACACCTCCGTATGCATTAGGGTTTCGGTCGGTCATTATGGGGGAGAGTATCACCGTCATCCGACGGTGATACCCTCCATAATCTTGGCAGTTTGGTCGGCCTTGGCACCCTTGAGGAGCGTCGCGTCCACCACATCCTGCAGGTGCCAGCCTGCACCGAGCAGGGTTGCACCGTACATGGTGGCACGGGGCGACACGACCACCTTGAGGCCGTAGTTGGTGACGTTGCGACGGGCCGACCGCACAATGTCAAGCCAACGGCTTGCGACCTTGGCATCCAACTCAATGCTGTCCAGCATCGCACGCTCCACATCCTCGTCAATGTGAATGTCCACGAACACGAAGCGGTCCTTTGTAGCCGCATCAATCGGGTTGCGTCCGACATATTCGGCGGTCGCGCCGTTGCCGTACGTGTTGCCTGCGGCAACACACACGAAGTCGGCGTGACGCTTCACCATCCCATCGGGGAACGCCATCTCGCCATTGGCGAGGGCACTGTTGAGAACCCCCAACACGTTGGGGTTGGCGTTGTCCACCTCATCCAGCAGAAACACGCCACCCATCTCAAAACGCTTACGGAACTCGGTGGTCACGTAGTGACCAGCCGCATTGATGAACCCGACGAGCGACGATTCGGTGGTCTGAGAGGTGCAGGACTTGGACGAGAAGTCCAAGCCGAGCGCATCAGCCGCACGGGAGGCGATGGTGGTCTTGCCGGTACCGGCAGGGCCGACCATCATAATGGACAGTCTCGCCCCAAGGGCCGACAGAACCTTGGGGAACTGTGCGTGTTGGACCCCGTGCAGTTCCTTGACGGTTCGCTCACCGATAATCACCTTGGTGATTTTCGGTTGCATGGTGGACACCGTGTGGGCGAGAGTCGCCAAGTCGGTGGTGGCCCTAGCCACCGCATCCGACACCGTAGCCAAGGCGGAGCCTTGTCCGGCGATGACACCCGAAAGGTCTGCGACCTTGTGTCGCAACCCGTCGGTGGCGTTGTCCACGATGCGACGGACGGTGGACTCGTCCACCGTGACGGTCGGGACGGACTGAACTGCGTTCAGCAGGTCCTGAATGGCCTGCTCAACCTTCGGTTGGTTCATTGTGGGCACCTCCTGAGTGCGCTGGGGCTGGGGCTGGGTGACGGTGGAACCGTCCGACTTGGGAAGATGGGACGCGATGACCGCAAGGATATCATCCTTGTCCCAACGGAGCGGGGTAAGCCCCGTGAACCGGTAGCCAAGGAACTTGGCAACCGCGATAAGGGCAACCTTATCAAGGTTGACATAGTGACGCGGAACGAACGTCTTGCCGTTCCGACTGAAAGTCACCATACCGTCGGTGGTAACCGACAGGATGGTGGGTGAAGGTTGAGCCGCCATAATGTGCCTCCAATATGGCTAGACATAACCGAACTCCGTTCGGTTATGGTGTGGGACTTTCCCACATTGTTACCGCTTTAGCGGTAGTGGACGGCGAGGACTTGAACCTCGCATCCCTACATGATAGCAGGGACACTACCAGTCGCCCCAACCCCCTAGGGGGTTGTCAGAACGGTACCCTGACGGGGTAGCCGTCACGGGTGATGGAATAGCGGGGGTTGCCACCATCACGCCACATCCGGACCGGAGAACCATTCTCCTTAAGGAGAATGTTCATGTACTTTTGGTCGGTCACCGAACCGTGACCGACCGACAGCGGGGACAGATGCCACGAAAAGTCCGACCATTCGGCATATTCACCCATAAGGGTGTCGTAGTGGAAGATGCGACGAACCCGACCCATGGAATCCACCTCGTCCACGGCACGCCACGACGACGCGACCAAGGTACGGCCCTCACGGAAGGGCGTGACATGGATGGAAAGTTCTTCAATCTTCATAATAAACCTCCAGTTTATTAAGTTGTAGGGAAACCGACCGTAGGTCGGCAGTGCGTGGACAGGAGAGTTGCATCCTGTCGGACCACATATCCAACTACTTGTAGTTGTATATGTGCCGGACCCTAGCCCCACGCCATATTGCAATCATCAACCCCCTAAAGGGGGTTGGCAACCTCGTTATTTCACCCTGACAGGAACCGCACGGCTAGGCTTGTCGTCGCAACCGACGACAGTGAAACTGTCGTACCAACTATAGGGTATCCACCGACACGTTTCACCCTTTAGGGTGACTTGCGCTACCAACCTTTGGCGAACCTACCAAGCACTACCACAATCCACTAAAGTGGCATTGTGGTAAACGTCACACGGTGTCAGAGAACGCAAGCCGTACCGACCAACCGTAGGTTGATAACGAGGGAACGCCACAGGTGACCACGCCACCGGCCCTGCTTAGCCCGGCCCCCACACTTCGCCCCGCCTCATCCCGAAAGCCATGCGAATATGCCGAACCGCTATGAGGCACCCTCAGGTTGCCCTGTGGTGCGGATTCGTTCGTTCAGTTTCCGCGCCGTTTCGGTGAGGCGGATTCCGATGCCGATGGGGAGAACCTTAAAAGATGGGTGCAACACTTGTCAAGCACTATTTTCCTGACATATACCACTACTACGTAGTGCTATATGTCACAATCCCCGAAAACCCTTTCGGTGCATACCCACGCACGGTTGCATGCGCCTATGCGTCGCGGCGGGCCTGCACGGCACCGAAGGTGCGGCATTATGGGGTGAATAAGTATGCATTGGGGTGAATAACTATGCAGGGTCGGCACTTCTGCTCGGGGTCGCGCACATGGCCACGCGCCCTCACGATGCGCAGGGGGGCATGGGGGGGCGGGGGCCTGCATGCGTGTATGATTCTTATTGCGTGTAGCCGTTGCGTACTATTTTTATACCTCGGTGTGACGTTGGTCACATGTCCGTTTTGTCCTTGCCTCTAGATGGCAAAACCCCCGCATTATGCGGGGGTTTTATACCACTTGCAATATGGCGTTATTATCACTTATGCCATTATACGCTACCATTTACACGGTCGCTACGCTACCATTTCTCCTTGTCGGCCCAGTAGGCTGCCGAGAACTTGCCTTTGGCGATGTTCTTGGCGTGACGGGCTTTGAAGCGTTCTCTGCGTTTACGGTATGCTGGGGACTCACCGGCCTTTTTGGGGGAGCCGGTTACGCCCTGTTGTCCGAAGCGGATGGTTTCAATCCTGTCGCCTTGTTTGGCGACGACGACATGGGACTTGGTTGGGTGATTTGGGGTGCGCTTGGGTTTGTTATAGCCCGACACTCCAACCCGTGCCAGCCGTGGGTCTTTTTTGGGTTTAGCGGCTGCCACGGGCACCTCGCTTCTTCTTGTTTGGTTTGTCCATGCCAGCCGCAGACATCGCAATAGCGATGGCCTGCTTTGGGGATTTCACAACAGGGCCACCTTTACCGGAGTGCAGGGTGCCTGCTTTAAACTCACGCATGACCTTGCGTACTTTGGAGGATTTTTTATTTGCCGCCACTGCGCTTCTTCTTGTCCATAATGTCCCACCGTCTAGCAGCAGTCGCCTTATAGGCATCTTGTACAATCTTAGATGTACCCGAATAATACTTTTTGCCTATTTTGAGTTCCCCAGTATAACCTTCGTCTTGGACGGAACGGATGTAATCTTTACGGGTAGTACCCTTAGCCGGAGGCAAACCTTCACGGCGGATAGCCTTCTTGATTTCATTCTTCAGGCTTCCTTTCTTCTTCGGTTCAGGTTTCTTTTCAGCCATCACATACCCTTCTTCTTGGCGGCAGCCTTCTTTACGGCCTTCTTGGCCTTCTTCGGCTTGCCGTACTCCATCTCACGTTCTTTCTTGCCCTCGGTTTTTTCATGCTTCATCATGGCAGCCTTGGATGTGTACTTTTCACCCTTCGTGGACATATTGGCCTCCCAGCCTGTAAACCCCAAGAATCATTCCTTGGGGGATATGATTAACGTCACCAACTGTTTCTTCATCAGCGTCAATGGACCCTACCACAGTGATGTACCCATCAACACAGTTTTTCCACAGGTGGCCCACAGTATGGATAATACAATCCTCTGCAGTATAGGTGTCAACACGAACCCATGGGTCGGTTGCCGAATGGGCATCACGCCACTTAACTAGAACAATAGTCCAATCATCGTACTGGTCCCATTCACCCATACTATTCCCAAAAATGTTCCGCGTCCCGAGAAATGGCTACACTGGTACCAAACAGCACCCACAAACTAAACAAAACCCCTAGAACAGAAAACAGCAGCCCCAGCCCCAGTACCCCTACAATCCTGCGTGTAACACCACCCATTGCTTGTCCCCGCCAACAGGGTGCTGCCCCGATAGGGCAGCACAAACCGTATACCATTCTATAACTATTGACTGTATCGGTGGTGGCTCCACTTACGTTCGCCACCACCACAGTCTCCACCTTACCCCCACCCCCTATAATCCCCCTCCCCCGTTCCCTAATAATAGTCTAAACCAAACGTCCAACTGCGAACAGTCGCTCTATATGTGATGGATAGTATTTTGGACCCGAAACAGGAACAGTATCTGAACTGGCTGCTGGTCCCGCAGACGATGCGGGAACCTCGCACGCAGGAAGGTATAGCCAAGGCTTTGGGCGTGGACAGTTCCACTTTGCGCCGCTGGCAGAAGAAGCCTGCGTTTATGACGGAGTGGAAACGTCGGGTGGAGGAACTGCAGGGTTCTCCCGAGCGCACCCAAAAGTTGCTGGATACAATCTTTGAGCGTGCCCTGCAGGGGGATAATAAGGCTGCCCAGTTGTACCTGCAGGCCACAGGCCGCATGGCCCCCACTCAGGTCAACGTGGAACACTCCACCAAGGTTGCTGAAATCTCTGACGAGGAACTGGATGCCTTAATCGCTAGTGTTGCGGCTGGGGAAAAGGCCGCCCGTGCGGAGTCATGGCAAGCCTAGTGGAATGTCCTCAGTGTGGGTGTGAGTACCCGCCGCACGCCACACGGTGGCTTTGCCCCGTGTGCCATTGGAAAGATACGTGTTGTGAGGGTGAACCTTGCAAACCCCGAGTAGGTAGGTTCAGGGATGACGAAGCAGCCGACTAACGACGCGATGTATACCACCCTTGAGTGGTATTATGGGCCAAACAAAACCTTAGGTGACCATCTGCGTAGATATTTCTCTAACTACGCAGGAGAAGATTCCGCTTCCAAGCAGTATGAATGGTATGATGCGACCGAGGCCACTGGGGATACTGTTGGGGATATTGCTAATGATTTTTGGAACAACGGCGAGTTTATCTTTGCTAACATTGAGTGGGAAGATGGAACAAACTTCTTAATGGAAGATGATTCTCTGACTGCCCTTGAGGTTGGAAATAGCGATGCCTACGCCCCCTAGTGATAAACGTATTAGCCAGTTGCCCGAAGCGTTCACGCTTAACGGGACGGAACTGTTTGTTACTGTTGCGGATTTGGCGACTACCGCCACAAACAAGAAAGTTACCGCTAGTACGTTGCGGGACTATTATGCTGGTGCCGTTGATGTCGGTGGTACGGTCACTGGAGATGCTGGTACTAGCGCAAGTGTAACTTATAGTGCCGGTAACTTTTATTTCACCATCCCTAGGGGCGATGTTGGTGCGACTGGTCCTCAGGGTCCTGTTGGGCCTATTGGCCCTCAGGGCAACGATGGCCCCACAGGCCCTCAGGGGGCCACAGGAGCGACCGGACCGGCTGGGCCGCAGGGTGATACCGGCCCACAGGGTCCCGTAGGCCCACAGGGCGATATAGGGCCTACTGGGGCGACCGGTCCTCAAGGGCCGTTGGGTCCACAGGGTCCCGATGGGCCACAAGGACCTACTGGACCGCAGGGTGTTCAGGGTCAGGCTGGCCCAATGGGTCCTCAGGGTGATGTCGGTCCCATGGGGCCGCAAGGTAATGACGGTCCACAGGGGCCAACTGGCCCACAGGGCGCAACTGGCCCACAGGGACCTGATGGGCCTCAGGGTGCAACTGGGCCACAGGGTGATACTGGTCCCGAGGGTGGCACCACGACCTTGACAACCAAGGGTGATTTGTTGACGCGGGATGCATCAGCGGTTGCCCGTTTGGGTGTTGGTTCTAACGGTCAGGTTCTTGCAGCAGATTCGGGTGCAACCGTTGGTCTTGCTTGGGCTAATGTTGGTGTGCCGACTGGTGCCGTCAGCGCGTTCGCTGGCTCTACCGCGCCAACAGGATGGCTGTTATGTAGTGGTCAGGCTGTTAGCCGCACAACCTATGCTGCGCTATTTGCTTTGATTGGCACCACCTATGGTGTTGGCGATGGTTCAACTACGTTCAACTTGCCTGACCTGCGTGGTCGTGTTGTCGCTGGCGAGGACGACATGGGGGGCACTGCTGCCAACCGCCTAACTAGCGGTGTTTCGGGGATTACGGGGACAACGCTAGGTGCGGCTGGTGGCGACGAACGTCTGCAGCAGCACCAGCATGCAAATACTGCTTCGTTCACGGGGTCTGCTGTTAACACCGGCAACCAAAGCGCAGACCATACTCACAGTGGTACCACGGGTAACAACAACGCGAACCATTCGCATAGCGGCACAACTGGAACGATGAACTCCAACTGGTCGCACTCTCACTCTCAGGTGTACAATGGTGCGCCTAGTGGCGCGGCGTTGGATGGAACAAAGATTTCTTATGGTACCGTTTTGGACCTTGCTTGGCGTAACGTATCTATTAGCGCAACAGACACGAACCACACTCACAACTTTAGTACGGGTACACAAAGCGCAAACCATGCACACTCGTTTTCTACTGGCGGCATGAGCGCAAGCCATACACACTCTGTTACCGCTAGCGGTACGGTCACTGTAACGAACGTCAATCAAGGTTCGGGCACGGCGCAAAATGTTCAGCCTACGATTGTGTTGAACTACATTATCAAGTTCTAGTACACTAGGTTTTATGATTAGTATTATCACACCAACATATAACACTGATGAAAATGTTTTGTCACGTACTTGGCGGAGCATTAAAAATCAAACATTCACGGATTGGCAGTGGGTTGTTTATGACGATTCTCCGTTAGAGAATCGTGCAGTGTTCCGTCAGGTTTTGGGATTCTGTTCAGATGAAAGGTATATGGTTAATGTCTATAGGCCGAAGGAACCGCTTGGTCGTGGAATCGGAAACGCAAAACGAAAAGCAGCGCACTTCTGTCAAGGAGACATTATTGTGGAACTGGACCACGACGATGAACTGGCACCTAATGCTTTGGAAGAAATCAGCCTAGCATTTGAGGACCCCGAAGTTGGGTTTGTTTATTCTGACTGGATGGAAGTTGGCCCGAGTGGAGAGTCGCGCAAATATAGCGACGGTTGGGGGCTTGGCTACGGAGAGTCTTATTTGGACGAAAATGGTCATACCGTGTTGAGTATGCCAACCGTAAACAAGCACACGTTGGCTCATATTGTTGCCATCCCTAATCATGTGCGTGCATGGCGTTCATCTGTTTATGTTGATATTGGTGGGCATAATCCTTTTCTTCGCGTTTGCGACGATTACGATTTGGTGCTGAGAACCGCACTTGCCACTAAGATGCATCACATCACTAAGTGTTTGTACTACCAGCATGTGTCTGATGTCACGGCACAGCGTGAGTTTAATAGTGACATCCAAGAGTTGGTTCCGGTTATTCACGCCTGCTACGCTAAGGAAATCAACATCAAGTACCCCGACTAGGGAGGAACAATGAAGAAAATCCTAGGAGCAGTTCTAGTTTGCTGTACCCTGATTGTCCCCGCTGAGGTGGCGGCGAAGCCCGTGCTTCGCTGCCCCCATATGGCGCATGTAACAAAAATGGTTACCAAGCAGATTGGCTGGGACAAGATGCGGCAGGTTGACTACATTATGTGGCGGGAATCGCGCTGCAACCCCAAGGCCATTAACCCCGACGACCCGTATGGCGGGTCGCTGGGGCTGTTCCAAATCAATCAGTTTTGGTGCAAACCAAGTCGGTCTACCGGTAATGGCATTTTGGTTGGTTGGAACGTATTAGATAACTGTAAGCAGTTATTTAAACCAAGGAAGGCTGCGGCTGCGTTTGCCGCCATTTATGAATATGTTGACTCCCATTATGGCGACGGTTGGATTCCTTGGGGTGGGGAACCATGAACCTAACTGAACTGGTTAACGAAAAAGAGTGGCGTAAGTGTCGCGGCCCCGAGGGCGCGACTGTTGAAGAACAAGTAGAAGCGTTCTCATACTTTTGCGAAACCTACTGGCATATCAAACATCCTGAGCGTGGACGCATCAAGTTTGAGTTGCGTGATGCACAGATTGAAACCATCCGGTCGTGGATGACAGACCGCTATAGCGTGGTCCTTAAGGCCCGTCAGATTGGGTTTTCTACACTGGGTGCAGCCTATGCGTTTTGGCTAGTGTTTTTTGCCCCCGATAGGTTCGTGATTATGTTGTCACGTACCGAACGCGAAGCCATGAAACTGTTAGCCAAGTCTAAGTATGGATACAAGTTTCTTCCGCAGTGGATGAAGGAGCGTGGGCCGCGGCAGACTACGGACCACCAGTTGAAGATGGTTTTTGAGAACGAATCTGCGATTGAGTCGCTGCCGTCCGGTTCCGACCCCGCCCGAGGCGAGTCGGTGTACCTTGTCATTGTGGATGAATGGGCGTTCTTGCCAAATCCCGAGGAGGCGTGGGCTTCCATTGAGCCGATTACAGACGTTGGTGGTCGTGTCATCGGTTTGTCCACCGCCAATGGTTCAGGAAACTTTTTTCACCAGTTGTGGGTTGGCTCCCAAAATGGGACCAACAAGTTCAAAGGAATCTTTTTCCCGTTTGACGCTGACGGCGAACGGGATGACGACTGGTACGACGCTAAGTCTAGGAACATGCAGCCATGGCAGTTGCATCAAGAATATCCTCGCTTCCCCGAGGAAGCGTTTATCAAATCCGGTAACCCCGTATTTGATATTGACATTTTGGACGCGTTGCCTACCATTGACCCGCATCGCGGGTACCTCCATATTTATTCTTCTAGGAATGTGGAGTTCCGCGAAACCGATGACGGAGAGTTTGCTGTATGGGAATCTCCCGAACCGACCAAGGTTTACGTGATTGCGGCTGACGTTGCAGAAGGTTTTTCTTACGGTGACTACAGTTCTGCTCATGTGATTGAGGCCCATTCAGGTGATGTGGTTGCCCATTGGCATGGGCATATTGAACCCGACCTATTTGGTGAACTGCTAGCAGAAATGGGCTGGTGGTATAATCAGGCCCTGTTGGGCGTTGAGTCCAACAACCATGGTTTGACTACAATCAAAGCAGCCCAACGGTACGGGTACAAGAACTTGTACAAAAACCGCGCTTTGAACAAGGCTCATGCGCAGCCAACCCAAACTTTGGGTTGGCGCACAACGAATACATCTAAGCCCTTGATGATTGACGAGTTGTCTGCCAGTATTCGTGATGGGGCCTTGAACATTTATTGTGCGAGGACAATCGCGGAGTTGCGTACGTATGTTCGCAAGCAGAACGGCAAAATGGGTGGTTCACCCCATGACGACCGTGTGATTAGTTTGGCTATTGCTAATCAGATGCTGAAATATGTGTGGCTGCCCGAGTATCGTGGGGATGTTCAGGTGCCCTATAATAGTATTTTGTGGTGGGAGCAGCACCTTTTTAGTGATGTTGGGGACAATCGGGTGCCTATTGGGGGTCATAATGTTCGGCTGGGGCAGCGTTAGGAACGGAATCCGGTATTATTGATGAGTTACATGTGCGAGAAGTGCGGCAGAACGGTGGATTCGGAACCCCAACGTAGGGGTTTGATTTGCTTTGGGTGCCATGTCAAGACTATTAACCTAGGTTTTACCTATGGTAAGGAGAACTTTCACGGTCCGACGATTGCCGAACGGCAACGTCAGACTGTTGAGCAGGCGAAGATTAACGGCTACAACGCGGAGCCTGTCGGAAGTCGGTGGGTGTGAAATGGGATGGTGGGTGCCTATCGTGGTGGCTGTCATTACAGGACCAGTAGTGGTTTTGCTACAGATGCTGCGGAGGGAAAACACCAGCCAGCATGCTGAGTCTAGGACTTTGCTTAGCCATGTTGTTATGAAGGTTGATAGGTTGGATGAAAAGTTTGATAAGCATATTGAGGAAGAACATGACTAGCGAAGAAGCCAAGCAGGTTGCCTATAGTTATTTTCGGGTGGCTTTGGCTACCGTTATGACGCTAGTTTTGGCTGGTGAAACCGAGCCAAAGAAGTTTATTGCCGCTGTTGTTGCGGCTACATTCCCGCCGATTATTCGCTGGCTGAATCCCCATGATACGGCTTTTGGTAAGGGGTCCAAGTAATGGCTCGTCGGTCCCACTCTGAACTGTTAAAGGACTACAATCAGCGGTTGCAGGCCAGCCGTCGCTGGCGCAAGGACGAAGCCTACGATGCTGTGTGGCGCAGACTTGTGGACCTTTATCGCGGCAAGCATTTCAATAACTATAGTGACGAGGACCGCATTTTGGTGAACATGGTGTTTGCCACGGTAAACGTGATTGCCCCGAGTATTGCGGTTAACCATCCAAAGATTACAGTCAATGCAACCAATCCCGAAAACGCGGCACAGGCGGTTATTGTTGAAGCGGTTGTTAACTATTGGTGGCGTTTCCGTGATATTCGTTCAGAGTTCCGCCGGTCTGTCAAGGACTTTATTGTTGTGGGCCACGGCTGGATGAAGGTCGGCTATAGGTTTGTTGAAGAAGAAGTTGTCGGTACGGACGTTGACCCGTCCGACCCGACGATGGAGGGCGGGGAAACTAGCACGGCAACGGTGATTCTTGAGGATTCGCCTTTTGCTGAGCGGGTGTCTCCGTTTGATGTGTTTGTTGACCCTGATGCAACCAGCATGAAGGATGCGCGTTGGATTGCCCAGCGTATCCGTCGTCCTTTGCGTGAGGTTAAAAGTGACAAGCGTTATGACCGTTCTGCCCGTGAACAGGTTGGGGCGATGGCGGTCAGCCGTTATACGGATGACCCTAGCCGAAAGAAGGTTAACGACAAGTCTGTTGGCTATGCGGAGATTTGGGAGTTTTACGATATTGCCAATAAGACGATGTGTGTGTTTGCGGATGGCGCAGACAAGTTCCTTGTGAAGCCGATGCGCATGCCGTATTCGTTTGGTCAGCCTTTTGTGATGATTCGCAACTATGACGTTCCTGACCAGTTCTACCCGATTGGCGATTTGGAACAGATTGAACCGATGCAGCAGGAGTTGAATGAAACCCGCACGCAGATGATGAATCATCGTAAGCGGTTCTCGCGTAAATATCTGTACAAGGAGTCGGCGTTTGATTCTTTTGGGCGTTCTGCTTTGCAGTCCAACGAAGATAACGTCATGGTTCCTGTCATTTCTGATGAGCCTTTGGGTAATGTCATTACGCCAATGCCTGCGGTGATTAACCCGCCCGAGTTCTATAATCAGTCTGACTTGATTAGCAACGACATTGACCGTATTTCGGGCGTGTCGGAGTTTATGCGAGGTGGGTCGCCGGAGATTCGGCGCACCGCCACCGAAGCCAGCCTTATTCAGGATGCGATGAACGCCCGTACCAGCGATAAGTTGGCTACGGTAGAGCAGGCTATTGCCGAGGTGGGCCGCCGCATGGTTGCGTTGGCCCAACAGTTTATGACTGGTGAACAGGTTGCCCGAGTCATGGGCAAGGATGGGGAACCGTTGTGGGTTACGTTCACCCGCGAATACCTTGAGGGCGATTTTGATTACGAAGTTGCGGCTGGTTCTACTCAGCCGACAAACGAATCGTTCCGCCGTCAGATGGCCCTGCAGATGGTTGATGCCATGGCTCCATTTGCTGGAGCCGGTATTATCAATATGAAGGAAATGGCAGCCTATGTGTTGCAGTATGGTTTTGGCGTGAAG